TTTCCTTCCACTCAGGATACCAGCATCGTAGGATGTACAAAACATATGCTTTGGGCTATATCAGACCCGATTATTTTGTGTTTACTCACATTGACCCGCCACTGGCCAAGCCAGCACGAGCTTCTCTTGCAGCTTTCTTTTGCGCTTTCGTCAAATTCTTCTTAGCAACATAAGCCTCTTTATTCTTAGGCGCTTTACCCTTTTGTTGTCGCTTATTATTCTTCTGGTTGAATTTTCTCTCGAGATTTGCCTCTTCGATCATTTTCATACCATTAGAATTACTCTGCATTCCAGAGTTCGGGTTATTGAAGTTTTTGTAGACTTTACGCGCACCTTGGTACAAGTCAATTGCACCCCTAACAAGGGGCATTCCCGGTACACCAAATGCACCAGCAATGTCGGCGACGGTTTTCAACCAATCACCAGATGCATTGTTTTTCACACGAGTACCACAAGGGAGCTTCATCGCAGTTTTCGACATAAGCTCAAGTGCAAGGGGATCATAATGAGGAGAGGGGTTCGCAAGAATTACCAAATCCTTCTGCGTCGAATCCACGAATCTTTCGATATAATAGAATCCTCTGACGTCAAGAATACTTCCTGGAGGCAATCCAGTAAAGTAGGCACCACACAAATAAAAAGGTGACGCCATGACCTGGCTATTTCCTGTGACCACGACCGCTGGGATAGAACCACCTCCAGTAGGCCCCGTTCCGCTAATCCACCTTTTAGTGGGAGTGGCAACAGAATCTTTGCCAATCATGATGACATTAAATTCATCACGCGGTTCGTTTGTTTGTGCAGATGGGATCGCAACCACCATAGCACCTTCGGACGCATTCCAAAAAGTGTGGTCAGTATACAATTCAACTTCTCCAACGTTCTTCGGTGGAGTCTGAAGAGTACGACCTTCAACAACATTCATAGTTGTTAAAGGGGTTGCAGAATTTCTCATACAGACGACTTCGGTGTCGTCATACGGAACATTCCCTGTTGCACGATAACATCGTACGGAGCCACCAACAGTTAATTTCGGGGTTGCATTAACAACCTCAAGTCCCTTCGCAATGACTCTTGCCCCACATCCAGTAAGGTAAGTATTGTCAAGACCAACAGGTCCATTGGGACCACCAAAATTAATAGCGGTGGATTGATCGAGATCAGTTCCTGCAGCGCCTTTCCGCACACAGATACCTCCGGCACGGGAAGACCCAATGCCAAGAGTAGCATCCATGGCGTAGTTGCCAGATCTAAAGGCACCTCCATCGACGAACTTCGTGTTCTCATAAAGAAAACATGGAGTATCAATAGAGTCCAAATAGATATGGACATCTTCAGCAGCAGCACCCACAACATAGGTGCCGGACACAGGAACTTTTTGAATCACAGACTTTCCGGTAATCACATCCGGATACCCAACCTTCCTACGATCTTCATCGTTAAAAGGGTCAAGTGTCTGCTTAACCCAGAGCTCACCATCCTCAGTAAGCCCTGCGATTTCACACAATTTTTCCAATTTCTTTTCAGCTTTGGTAGCTATAGTATTCGAGCTCTTTCCTTCTGGAACTTCCATCCTTAGTAAATCCATCCACCACCGGAGTAAAAACTCCCACGGGAGCACATAGTGCTCTTCCACAGGGGGGAAAAAATAAAAACCCCCTGAGGTGAGTGCGCTATTTGCGCTCCCAACCAAGAATAGTATCGGCATTGGCAAGGTCATCCTTCAACATCTTATACAGATGATCAGACCTGACCCGCTTATCCCTACAACCAAAAGCAATGGAGAGTTCATTCGAATACAATTCTAGGAGAAAAAGTAAATATCTACAAACTGCATTTTTAATCTCTGGTTCAACACAGAGAAGCAATTCATAAATAGAATATACCTTATTATATTGCTCAACGATACTCAACTGAGGATCATCATTCAATCTCCTAGTTAGAGAAGTCATAAGCTTGCCAACACGTGGACGAGGTAAATAACCATCAGCCCTATCATGCCACACCGCAGTTCCACCCAAGAATTCGATCTTATCGTCCTCAGCAAAACGTTCACCTGGTGTATGCACAATAATATGTGATGCAGTTTCTTTAATGACCATCCCATACTTTTTATAAACAGCAGTTTCAATTGTTTTGAACCTATCAATTTCCATTGGGAAGTTTAACCCAAGTACTTTATCATCAGAATACAAACCACAAACATAAGAGTTTTTAAATTCTCTATAGTCATAAGGATATCTTCCATATTGTTCATAAAAACAAGTGAGGACAAGGTCGTTCTTAATTATATCATGCAAAATACAATTATCAGACGCGGTATTGTTTTGTCCACTGGAATTGGAGTGGTCCTGAGATAGAACGCTCCCATCGACCCACAGACGAACTGGGTTACACGTGTAATAAACAACGTGGTCAACGAGTTTGTTCCTAGCTCCAAAGGCACCAGAAGTAGCCATAGACAAACCTCTCACCCTCAAATCGTAAACATCAATACCAACCCACGATTTATCATACCCAGAGATATCCGAACAAGAAATCAAATAGCAGTGCTCAAAACTCATGATGAACTCAGAATAGCCACCATATTGTTTACACATACCATATTTAATATCAGACTCTCTATTAGCATCTTCAATCGCATGGTTTTGGTTGTCCCAAAGGAACTTTTGTTTATATATAAAACACTTATCTTCACAATCAACAAGTCTGATTTTCTTGCGCTCTAAGTCAGCCTCAATATCAAGAAACTCGTTCTTGAAATTAATTTTCTTAATTGGCACATAATCAATATTGTTGTTGTACTTCTTAAACTGGGGAGAAAATAAAAAGGTATCAGTTGTCGGATGACCGACCTTCAAACCAATAATTCCTGACGATGACTTCTTTGCAAAATTCATCTGAGCCAATCCTTGAAGTGGAGGTTGAATCAGATACTTACCCAAAGCTATCCACGTGTAATCAACAGCAGTGGAATAGAATCGATCAGAATCAGAAGGGTAGACAAATGTAGTGTCATTCTTCATGATTGCAATCATAGAGTTTTCTCTGTTCGGTTTAACCTCTCTAGAAGTAGCATGTTTAGCAATTATACTTGCCTCATCTCTACACACAGCCCTAAATTGCTTAAAATAGCTGCATATATTAAGATTGTACCTATCACCAAAGTTATCAATCTTCTGAGTCAAGTTTATCCGCCCCAAAATATCTATATGGTCAAAGCGGAGGTCTGTTTGGGAGGGTGTTATTTCATAAAATTCACACCCAAACCCCCGCAGACCAAGGAGTCAACAATGCTTTAACCAGCCCCCAACAATAGGAGCCGCAAAGCAAATCATGGCATTCCAATCAGTCCCATCGACTGTGCCACAATGAAAACCAACCACAAGACCTTCGACAAAGAAAGGAGACCCACAGTCTCCAGCTTCAGAATTTGAGCCATACTCAAGAATTCCTCTCTTCTCTACCAAACGGTTGAACCTCTGGGTTGGTGAATACACCATTTTCCCCGCCCTCTTCACATACATGTAACCACTTTCCCAATGATTATGCACAGCGGTGAGCGAAGGATTGATGTTAAGGATAGAAACATGAAACAAACCATTCAGTTCCATTTTATCCTTATTAAGAATCATGACAGCAGCATCAACACCGTTTGGACCAAAAACAGTCTTGAAACCAAACTTTCCATCCATAATTTCATGTTGTGAAATCCGATAGTGCTCATTCACGAACACAAGATCCGAACATTCAGATACAAAATGTTTACAGAAGAAAAGTCCTGCCATCTTAGAACCATCATCAGAAGTCCAAGAACCAAAGAAGGCCCACCCCGCATCTACTCCATTAGCAAATACAGAAATCATCTTAACCTTCACATCCTCGGGCGCGGGGAGATACATTCCTCCAACATTAGCTTCTGGTTTCACGATTAATGTCTTATTGTCACCACCTTTATTACACTTTTCACAAAGAGCGAACTTAGGGGATTTTCGAGAAGAACATTTTGGACAAACACGAGAAGTATTACTTGAAAGATTGGTAGGCTCAACAACCGGGAGTCCAATATCACCCCATGAAACAAGTTCAAAGGGGTTAACTGGAACTACCGGATAAGGGGATGAGTCTCTCCTTTTCCTAACAATAGGTGGTCCCTGCAAACACCATTCCAAATTGTTTGCAGGTTTCCCTGGAACAAGCACAGGCCCAAATCCATGAGTAATCTGTGCACAATTTAAGTTACAAGGAACCTGAGTATCAGCATAAAGCCGACATTCAGGTGTCACCTCTTTTTCATCAGAGGTCGATTCATAATCATTGACTTTCACATTATCAATTGCACCAAGAATCTTAGTAGTGTCACCATTTAAGAGAGCATTCAAGAAGTCTTCACCATCCAACCGAACAGTGATCTCCTTTGGTTTGTTTTCCCCACCTTTCTTCTTTCCACCTTCATGTCGAATGAAATGGTCAGCATTACCGTCAATTCGGGGATCATAGTTTTCATCCCTATTACGGTAATAGATCGAAGTTCGTTCAGCCAAGTCAACCTCATAATCATCATTCCATCCTTTCCGGGAGAGGGGACGACCATAGTACTCGTACATACGTTCTTCAAATCCATATTGGTGAGGGAAATTCCCTCTATCATCATATTCGGCAAATTCAAAATCTTCATAGAGATCGTCAACTACTCCATAATATTCATAATCGTCAGGCTCAATCGCATACTTATCACAAAGATCGATATAGTCCTCATACGAAATATAATCATGTTTCATCTTATCTAAAAGATAATCATGCCAAACTTTTTGCTTATTTTGAGCATTCTTACGCCCATTATTTCGACCTCGTCCACGCTTGTTCTTACCCTTTCGATTTTCAGGTAAAACAATATCATTCTCATCACCATAGCGACGAATATGTTCACAATAGTTACGTGCAAATCGGCGAGTAACCGCATACAAATCTGCAACAAACCTCAAGTGTCCATCGTTTGCAATAATGTCATGATTCAGATTCAACTGTGATTTTTCACGGTTTACGAAGATAAGGTCAGTTTTCGGTAAGCAAAGGGAAAGATAATATTCCCTGCCAAAAGGGGTCAGGCCATGACTAGCAACATAAAGTTTCTGTCTGTCTTTATTAAGACCACAATCCCAGGAAATACAAATTGCTTTGTACTGATCCATGTCAAAGACCATTATGTGTCTTAAAGCTAACACACAATCCCCAGGATATAATCCAATAATACCCTTTTTCCAACATATAAAATCCAAGAAAATGAAAAACCCAGAGAGTGTTCCGACATATTCCTTAGGCAAAGATTGCAAAAAGGATAAATACTCAGTCATCACTCGATCCTTAGGTTTAAGTTTCGAATATCTTAGATTATGGCGTTTAAGCTGTTCATTATCATAAGCCTTTTTACACCCAACCAAGGTTAAGTATATTACAGAAAGGCAAATGAAACAAACAAATGACGCCATTGCGCAAAAATAAAACAGGCCATATTTCTCAATAGAGTGTAATGATTGGAGTTTTAAACAAGAAAAATAATTAGAATACTCACATAAATCCTCAACACCCTGAGGAGTAAGGAATAAAATCCCATCCGACACGGAGAGTGAGGTTTGTAGAGGAAACCAAAAATTAGTATTAATCCTAGCCGTAAAGAAACGCTCGGGAACACCATCAACGTCCGGAATCATAAACCCCACGTTAAACGTAGTGGTATTATCCGGAAAATCAATAGGTTGATTTCCCCACGTCCCAACGGAACGCTCAAGTACGCTGCTAGTGCAGCTTACCCTGAGACGCGTCTTCCGCTCCAGGACCTCCAAGAGACTAGGGTAAACACCCTTATGTCTCGCCAGTGCCTCAGGAGATATACTCCCGAGGAC